GTGTAATACCTTGTCCAAACTGTTCATTTGAACTGTATTGATACACTTACGCAAGTCTGGATAAGTTGCTTTGACAAATGTGTCCAGCGTATCAAGGTCAAACTCGATATTTTCTTCTACCAGGATGGTCGCAACTCTTGCTGTGAATTCTGTAAGGTCAACCCGTTCAATGTGAAATCCTTGACATCTGCTATGGAGAGCAGGGATGATACGGTTAGGATAATTACAAGTAAGTATAAAACGAGCGGTTGTATGATACTCCTCCATAACTCCACGGAGAGCGGCCTGCGCATTAGGGCTAAGATAATCTGCTTCATCTAGTAGTACCACTTTAAAGTCGCCAAACGGAATCATTTGGACAAAGTTTACAATTTTATCACGGACGTCTTCTACCGAGTTAGTACGCGATGCGTTAATTTCTAGTACATCTAATGGGTTAACATCTAACTCATTAAACAAGATTTTTGCTAAGGTTGTCTTACCAATACCAGCATTACCACTAAACAACAAATGTGGAATTGTACCTTGTTTAATCCAACTTTCAACTTGCGACTTTTGATGGGCATCTCTAAAGACATATCCATCAATTTTGTTAGGGCGATATTTTTCTACCCAAAGTTCTTTCATACTAGTTCCTCTGCAATTCCTAACACTTCTGCCATTATAAAACAAACACCTGCCATTAGCAAATTACCTGTAATCAAACAGCCGCCTGCTACAATACGGATGGCACTTTTTACAAGGCTAATATACAAATGCTTTTTAGCATCTGGGTGCTTTACCACTGCCTTTGCCGTTGTGTCGCTTTCTAAAATTTCTTTTGTTTTCTTAATCTCTTCTACAGCTTCGTTGAATGTGCTCATAATAATCCCTTATAGTAATGATGCTAGTAACACTTGAAGATCCCATCCGAGTAATACTGACCAAAACATCGCCATTTTAATATTGTTGTTTTTGTATTCTTTATTAGCAAAGTAAATAGCCATTATGGTCAAAATTACAGTAACATAAAACATACGAGATCTCCTTTATGTTAGTATTATAAAGGTGAAAACAGGCCTATGTCAAGGCCTGTTTTACTCAAACTGATAATTAGCGATTATCTCATATGAACAAAGTCTTCGGGACTGTGTACGGAACCGTGTGCCGCAGTAGTAAACGAACCAAACTCAACGCCGTTTGGACGTTCGTCTGCTGACATTAGAATGCCAGTGTTATCAACACGCCAAATAGTAAATTTAGTGCCGTCGTCTTCTTCAACTTCTAACCCGCGAGTCCAGCGGCCGTGTTCTACTAGAATCCACTCACCAACTTTAACTTCTTTTTGGTGCGGCCCGACAGCGAACACTCGACACCAGCGTGGCTTAACACCTTCTGATTTGCCATCATCGCTTGGGATATAAATGCCACTTGCGGTGTATTGTTCACTGAAATTCATATCTCTAACTAAGATATGTTCTCGGATCGGTCTAATTTTACTTGCTTGAGCTTTCATTCGTTTCCTTCTGGATCCATATCTGCTACGTTCTTTTTAGCTGATGTTTTTGGAGCAACTTCGCGTAGAGCATCTTCACGCTTTTTAATGATTTTACCACCGGCTCCTAATTCGTCACCGCGAGCATTAACTTTTACGTTACCCACAGCCATAGTCATTTCGTTTTGCATAACTAGTTTGCCCATGTCAACTTCTTTACCTTGCATTGAGCGGTAAACCTGTCTTTGTTGTTCTTTCATTGCCATATTAATCTCCTCGATTATATTAGTACTTATCTCAGGAATTCCTGCCAGTCTAAATTATATTTGATACTATCTATATTATGAACTCCAATTAAGAATAGTACATAACTTGCTACGCTAGATCCTCGCCCTAATCCCCAAACAATATTTTCCTTTGAGCAAGTGTCTACAAAATATTTAAGCCAGCGCAATAAATCTAGCATATTTCTTGCTTTGTACGCTTCTAATTCTTCAGTCACTCTGGTATGTTGTGGATCCCATGGCGGAGTTTGTTCCCAAATCCACGCTTCGATATCTAGTGTTTTATATTCTTCAGGCATAAGCCAATTTGATTGGCAAGCTGAATCATATTCCAATTGAGTTATTTCTAAATTATCTGGATACGGAGCAGTGAATTTAAATCCACTAGTTTCCTCCATATTTTGGATATCTATGCTAGATTCAACAATCATAGCAGGCGACAAAGTTTGTCCTTGGTATAAGGCTTCAAATATGTCTTGTTCGTTAAAAACGGGATTACTAAACTGATCTAGGCGCATAGCCTATATTTTAGTTGATATTAATCAGTTTGTCAAGGTCTTTATTGCGAGAATTTATCATTTTCTCGTAATCTGCTTGTTGCCGTCTGCTCATTTCAGATTTATAACTTTCCAACACCATAATAATTTGTTGTTGGACTTCAAAATTATGTGTTGAAAAATACTTCCGAGTTAGCTCATTAATTTTATTTTCTAGCTCGGAAGTTTTTAAAGCAGATAGATTATCAACTAATGGATGCATGATTATTACCAACTAGCAATCGCAACACGTTTCCATGTGTTAGTAGCAGTACAAATATACATATAACTCGAGTCATATGCAATTGTACCGGCCTTTCCAGTAGACGAAGCGGTAACCGGAATGCTGCCGGAAATTAATGGCACAGTGCCACCAAATCCACAACCGTTATTGCTAATCATATACCAGGCATTGTTAATGAACTGTAAAGTACATGAATCGCCTTTTTTGTCAAAAACAATATCTCCAGCACCACCGCCAACAGTCCAACCTGCATTGCTAACGTTTACGGTCATTGAACCAACATACGCAGACATTATAAGAGTTTTAACCTGTCCATCAGCACCAGGCGCTAGTGTTGCAGTTTCATCTGCCTCGGTAGCAAAATAGCTAACTGCTGTACTTAAACTAATAGCTTCTTCATTAGCTACATCGTCACTACCGTTAAAACTTAGTCGTAACGCAGTCCAGTTATTACCGTCACTAACTAATGTCATGCCCCCGTAGTTGCCAGCAATAATAACACCAGACCCTGGCAACGTATATGTTTCGCCGTTTATGCTAACACCGCTTGAAGGAACTATTGTGATATTATTAGTGCTTGCGTTCCCATTATCAACAACTGTAATTGTTGTTCCTAATTGTGGGCTTTCTGGTAACGTAATTTCTACAGCCGAAGTAGCAGTATCAACAATAATAGATTCAGTGCCAGTAGGAGCATAATCAGCTACTACTAGTACAGGACTGTTTCCTATTTGGATTGGCCATGACGCACCAACACCGCTAGGATCAGATGGAAAATCTGGAACATACACGTACAGCGGCCCTGGGGTATTTTCAGTTACAAAAATTTCAATGTACGATCCAGGAGCACCTGGTGTACCGCTAGAATATACACCATTTTCTTCTCCAGTAAATGGAGTAATAGACCCGCCAGGAATATCGTTATCCGGTGTTGTTGAAAATTCTAATGGAAATACATATTCAATTCCATCGGTGTATTTTGAATTTTCTAAATTAAATCGATACTTCTTACCAACGGCAAATTTTAACCCTGCTGAAGTAATAGGAGTACCGTTAAAATTAAATACGTCAGTTGTAACGTTAGGCACAGTTACATCGATTTCAATCAAATCAACAGTATTAGTCCAACTACCATCACCGGTAGGATCATATTTTAATACATCGCCTTGTCTTGGATCGACAATGTTGACATTTTGTATATCGCCGATATCAACAATAGCTACCGAGCTAGTTGTCAGTACGCTAGAACCATTTACGGTTAGATCGCCTTCGATAACAGTGTTGCCACCTACATTTAAATTTTTAGCAATTCCAACACCGCCACTTATAACTACAGACCCTGTATCGGTTGTTTCTGAGTCAGTAGTTTCTTGAACATTTAATGAACCAATGTTTAGTACAGTATAATTAATTTCGTTTGGATCTAAATTACCAATGTATCCTAAGTAAACTTTTCTAGGCGAGTCGGTATATGACCATGCTTCAATTGCTTGATGTGTTTGATTTGGATTGAGTAATAAAGGAACGGCAAATTCAGAAGCCGCAATAACCTCTCCAACTCCTTCAGTTTGTAGGGTAACTTCAATCCATTTTTTAACAGTGCCGCCGCCTGAACCTTTGGAAGTTGCTTCGAAAGTAACTCCCGAAGTCATTCCAGTCATTGCGGTACTTGATACAGCTACTGGATAAGTTACTGATACTGTATAAGTACCAGTGCCGCCGGTACCAGATAATGATCCTGGATTTTCAGCAGCCGTAAAGACAATTTTAGTTCCGCCTGTTACTGAGTTACCTGAAATATAAGTATTAGTTGTTAATACTCCGCTAGTAATTGAACTAACAGTTAATGTAGTACCAGTGATACCGCCAGTAAATACAGCAGTTGGAGTGGCACCCATACTTACAAAATTGGTATTGCTAACTTGATCGATAGTATAGCGTCTACCAACTACTATATCATTTCCAACACTTATAGCTGATACTCCACTTCTAAAATGTGTTCGTACATTAGCGTACTTACCAGTACCAGGCCAATTTGTAAATGTTAGAGTAGCGTCATCGTTGACTGTGAATACTTGCAACGACCCGTTGACAATGTTAATATCGCCAGTTGTTTGAATGGTTTGTGAATACGAAGTACCGTGAACATTAGTTAATGTTCCGTTAGATATATTGCTTCCGCCTAAATCGTTACTTAAGGTACCGCCAGTTAGAGCACTTTTTAATATAGCTTTACTTTGCAAGTCTTCGATTTCAGTTTTAGCATAGCCAAAGTTATTTTTTATTGAGGCAAAATTATCACGAAAGCCTTGGCTGTCGTTGTCTTGCCCTGCTACGGGGTACGTACTATCGATGTTTTCGTTGTCTATTTGACTGCTCATATGGTTATCCTATCATTTCTGAATACAAGGTATTTATCTGCCGTTAGACCCTCGACGGAATCTATTATGTAACGATCAGCAGTATAATCAAGCTGGTTAAAGCTAAAATTTGTAGTGTTTATATAATTCTTTATATTTAATAAAATGTCATCAGCTGTTCCGATTTTACAGTAGCAAATGGGTACTGCTAGTTGAAAATCTAATTCTTTTCTAGTGCCGGGCTGTATACTACGCATCCAAAGCGGCAAATAATTACGTTCATTAGCAAAAGAAATAGTATTTCCGTCGCCGTCTTTATCGCTCCAATCCTTCAATCTTTCTCTCCAAATACTAATACTATTTGGAAAATACTCGTTAACATTAGGATTTGAAACTTCGTATCCTCGACTGTCAGCAGTAATAATCGGATCTGGACGTTCAGCTCCAGGTGCGTCTGCCGATAAATCATCGATAGATCTACTCCAAATACTATTGCTAGAGTCTATAGTAATATTGTCAGGTTGTGAATTTAGTCGTGTTACTTTAGCTGGCAATCGTTTTCCGTTAGGTTCTAACGGATCCAGCATTTCAACATATATTACTTCGTATACCGCTGTATTAGTTCCAGGAACAAACGCAGTTGCTTTTTGTACAGTTCCAAATTTAAATCGTTTTCGCTTATGATTTAACCCCATAGCACTGACATACGTAGCTGCCTCTCGAGTTTCGATACCAGCATATACTAACATTGATAATTCTGTTTGTAATCCAAAGTTTGGATCGTTAGGTCTGTAAACACTTAACGGAGTGAACACAGAAGTATTATCGATAAAATTTCGCCACAATGTACGTTGTTCAGTTTTTAGGAAAGGTCTAACTCTAATGTTGCTATAGATCAACTCGTTTGGAGTATCTATAGTAATACGGAATGTTTTACTAGTGGCACTATAGCCAAACTGATCCCTAGCTTCTATTGTAAATTCGTACACGCGATCTACACTAGTAGTAGAACCGTCAAACGTTGTTCTACCAGTGCTAAAATCAAACGTAGTTAATCCAGGAGAAACTAATATCTCGTCGACAGTTAGTCCATATTGATTAACCTTGCCAACTATTTCTCCGTCTAAATCTAAACTTAGTCCCGGCGGTAAACGACCACTAGTCTTTGTATAAAGAAGGGTAGCACCTGCTATAGTACTAGTTGCATTAACGCTTAATGTAGAAATGAAATTAGCATTAATAGTTCCCAAATCTTCGGGAGTGTTCCATGTAAGTACGCTGTCAACTTCTCCAAGTAAATCTACAGTAAATATTTTTGGAGTACTAGCTCGTTCGCCTTTATCGCTGATTCGAGTTGCTGTTACAGTAAACTTATAATTTTTAGTCACTGCGGGTTGATACGGCACTAGCCCGTGTATTTCAGCGTTGTTTTCGTCAAATTGCATACCAGGCGGTATAACACTTAACGTTCCAATTAAAAATCCAATCCCGTCTTCTAAATTAACATCCAACGGATAATAAACTGTTAGTCGATATTCGCCATTGCCTAAATAGACAACATTGTCCACTCTATTAACTATAGTAGAACCATTGAATATTAAAAAATGTCCAACAGTTGGAGCAGTAGTTGTTAATGTAGTAGTAATAGTATAACTGCCAATAATGTTATCAGCTTCTGCTATACGACGTGTTGTTGCTCGACAATCGGCATTGACTTGTTCTAGATTATAAATTACATTTTCTGTATCGTATGTGTCTAGTATTAAGGTAATGTAATTATTTGCTCTGTATAAACCCAAGTAACTACTGGTTAACCACATTGGTGGTCGTAAGTAAGTAACGTCAGCGGTAAACATACTATTACCATCTAACCAGGTAGAGTTGTCAGCACGGAAAAAATCGTCACCTACAACAAATATTTTAAATGTTCTTTTAGTGAAAGAATCGCCGTCTGTAACAGTTACCGTAAACTGATACGTTCTATTGAGTTTTTTTGGTCGATTGCTTTGTAAAGCAAAATCAAAAAATACAGTATCGTATATGTAACTATCATACCCGTTAGTTGGAACAAACGCAAAATCAAATGCCACGCCATCATAGAAACTATTATCATATGTGCCGTCACCGTCAGCAGGAGTAATTGCTAAAGTAGGCTGTACGAATCCAACAATACGCCCGTCATCTGTTAACACTAAGCCTGGTGGTAAAGCTCCTCCGTCACGGTCAATAAAATAACTTAATCGTTGACCTGTTGCGGTATCTGCATCTAATACTTCTATTTGATAATCTACATACGTACTATCGATAACAAATAACTCTCCAGGATCTCCTAAAGATAACAACCCTTCTTGAGTTATGAACTCAGGAGCATCTTCACCTTCTATAGTAATAGTAAAGGTTCTATCTGATATTTGCCCGGCCTTGCTGGCTCTAATACAAAATGTAAAATCGGTGATTCGAGGCACTTCATACGGGCTACCAACAATAAAATGTCCGTCTAGTCGTAGACCAGGGGGCAACATTCCAGAAATTACATAGTATGTAACGCCAGTTGTATTGTTTATTGGCAGTGCTAAATTTAATGGACGGCGCTCACTAAATGCTAATTTAGATGCGACTCCAGATCCTGGAGTTTCTACAGTAGTATTGTTTAAATTTTGTATTAACGGGCCAGCACCTGCGCCATTATTAGTAGCTGTGAATAATGTACCGACAGTGTTATACGGCGCACCAATTTTTTTAAAATCCGTAGTACCAACACTGACAATGATGTACTGATTGCCAACAACAAAGTCGCCTGAATTAACAGAGTCATTTCTTCCTGGTTCAGCTCCAAAATTGTAGCCTGATAATTTAGTCCATATTTGTAGCGACATTTATGCTCTCAGTTGTTTAAACAATCGTTCCAAAGTCCAACATCGATCCTGACGGATCTGTTACGCTGAACCCGCCAAAATCTGGATTAATACCGTTCATATCAACAGTTACTTCTGCCGGGTCTGGGACTCCAGGGATATTAATTAAAATAGAACCAAAGTCTAGTGATACTGAATTTGAAGTAATCATTAATGAAATAAGAGCATTTAAATTTCTAATGTCAATACCAAAAATTGGAGTTTCTATATCACCGCCGCCTACTTGTCCGAGCGTAATCTTATGCCCGTTTAATTTTAAGTCAGCGCCTAACGTAGGATTAGGATCGTTAACTAATGTTGATTTATTTTTTAAATTTACTGTAGTTGTTGTACTAGTAATTTCAACAGAGCTGTCTGTACTAGTTAGTGTTTTAAATTCTAAGTTAGGATCTATCGCATTACGTTGGGCAAATACAGCAACACCTGCTCCAAGATTTTCACCGTCTTGAACTGGGCCTGAAGTTCCTAGTGTAGCAAAGTTAGCATTAACTTTTTCAAAGGCCGTTCGTAAATCGTCACCTGTACCATCATTAGCATATCCGCCTACGTTAATTGTTTGTATAGTCATTTTGCGCTCTCTTTAGTATATTTACCGTTAATCTGATGTTGTGATTTCTGTTGCGAATGCTTTGATAGTAACGTTGTTAGTCAGGCTTGTTGGACGGCAGGTTACTTCTACTCTGCTGGTTATTGCGTTCCAATCTGCTGTAAATGTTGCTAACGGCTCTATGCTAGTATACACAATTCCATATACACTGGCTGCTACTGTTGGGCCTCTAAATCCTTTAGCAACAATCATCTCACATGATTGCGTATCAGCATCGCCTGTAGTCACAGTACCTTCAACTTGAAGTAATAGTTTGATTGTTTGTATTCCTTGTTGCGATGAAGTAAACACTACTGTATCTACACCAGCCTGGCAATTTATACTACCGGTGTCTCGTTGTGAAGCACTATTGGAATAGACCATGACTGATTCGGAAATAGTGAGTCCGCCAGGAAACGTTACCGTACCGTTAGCATCTAATGTAATAGATCGACTGCCGCTAACTAGTTGATTAGGAAATCCCCAACTTAATGTTGTACCGTTGGTAGTAAGCACTTTGCCATCGTTACCTGCTAGAGCTGGGATTTGTATATCATCTCCAGTCCTAGCATATAGCTCAACAAAGTTTTGATTAACTTTTTCAAATGCTGTGCGTAACGGATCGCCGGTACGATCATTTGCTGTAGTTCCGATATTAATATTAAGTCTAGACATTATGCTCTCCCTACAGCAATTTGGATGATACCAGCTTCGCCACTATCTTTATCTTCAAGTGCCTTACCAACAATTGATCCTAGTGTAGGATTAATTGCCTTCATAGCACAGCCTGATGTGGTTGCTGTAGTTAATAAGTCGCCTTTCTTAACACGCCCAACTACCCAACACGGTACCCGTCCTGCTAGAGCAATACAAACTTTGATACCTGTTTGTTCTCCGTTCATCACATACGCTGGATTAGTTGTAACAACGCCTGCTACTCTGGTATCGTTCATTTGGCCAGTTGTAGTAACTTCCTTGTCGCCGCCAAAGACTAGTACCATACCAGGCTTGTATTCTCTATCGCCCTCGTAGTACTCTGCCAAGTCAGCGTATGTAGCTTGTAGTCGACTTGAACCAGTTAAACTCCAATAACCTTGAATTGTACCAGCAGTGGTATCAGCACCTGTACTAATTGTATCTGTTTTAAAGTTACCTGCTGTAAAGTCAGCAGTACCAGAACCTAAAGTTAAGTTACTTGCTCCAGACATTGTCCAGTTACCTGTCAATGTACCAGCAGTAGCAGCCGATCCTGTGTTCAGTGTTGTTGCTTTTAATGTGCCACTAGTAACATCTAACGTACCAGTTATAGTTGTTGTAGTATTAGCACCAGAAGTACCTGTTGACGATGAATAGTTATAACCACCAGGTGTGTAATACTGAACAGTATTAGTACCGGTATTAACATCAATTATCTTATTTGTACTAATCTTCAAAGATGTAGCATTAATTGAACCGCCAGCAATATTTAAATTAGCACTTCCGTCAGTCTTAGTTAAACTGTTGGCAGCACCAGTAGTACTAATTGCGGTAACAGCGTAACTATTATTTGTTGTACTAGCACCGTCATAGTTTACAGTCATTGCTCCACTTGCTGAGAAGCCAGCATTTTTAATACCGTCTCCACTGGCAACAATGTCAGCAAACGAAACTTCGCCTGCGGCACCAGTACCTGCTGTAGCCGCTCGACCAATTACAGTTCCTTGACTCATCCATTGTAACTTGGTGTGTAGTACACCAGTTGAATTGCTAGATGAGTTTTTAAGTTCGATCCATCCGTTTGTTGCTTGGAATTCGATACTCTTAAAGCTAGATAAACCTAACTCAGCTTGTGTAATGCTTGTAGCATTAGCACGAGTAGTTGCTTTAAACATGTCTAACTTGCTTTGAGCAATAGCCGCTGTACCACTAACCATGCTGTTAACAATCTTACCAGACTGGATAGCACTGGTAATTTTGCCAGTAGTTCCATTATAAGTTAACAATACATCACTGGTTACGCTATCGTTAGGTAACTGAATATTTCTCCACTTGTTGGCTTTGACAGTACCGCCACTAATATACGGAGTAGCAATAGTACTTTGGTATGTAACACTGCTAACTGTAGCATCAAGAACAATATATGTTCCGTTGTACGTGCCAGGGCTAATACCAGCAACAACAATAATCGATCCTACTGGATATGGTATTGTTGCTTCTGCGGTAAAGTTTAATGTTATTGAAGTGCCGTTACCAATTCCACCAATCACATTTAAAATTTTACTTTGATCGTATACTGGTATTTCACCTTCGATAAGATTTACCCATTGAACATCACGTAGTTCTCTGAACTCATCTGATAAACCTACTGCTGTATCAACATAGTATTTGTTTGCCGCATTGTTACCCGAGTCAGTAATCAATGGAGTTGCTACGTTAGTAATAGCAAACGTACCCATGTTAAGATTACCTTTCATGGTTAACGCACCGTTCAATGCTACAAAACCTGGGCCAATCAAGTTACTTAACGCAACTGGACCACCGCCATGGTC